TGCAAAACACGAGTTTTTACCGGGTGATGGAGTTAACATTAAGTATGTTGACCCTGCTAATATTGTATACAGTTATACAGAAGACCCACATTTTAAAGATTGTTTCTATTGGGGTGAAATTAAAACTGTTCCAATTATTGAATTAAAAAAAATAGATACTTCTTTAACTAATGAAGATTTAGAAGAAATTTCAAATTATTCTCAAAGTTGGTTTGATTATTTTAATGTGGCTCAATTTTATGAGAATGATATTTTCTACAAAGACACGGCAACATTAATGTATTTCAATTATAAGACTACCAAAAAAGTAACTTATAAAAGAAAGGTGAAAGAAAACGGAAACGTAAGTATGATTGAAAAGGATGACCAATTCAATCCACCTCTTGAAATGCAAGAAGAAGGAAACTTTGAAAAGGTACAGAAAACTATTGATGTATGGTATGAAGGTGTAATGGTTATGGGTACTAACATAATGCTTGAATGGAAGCTTATGGAAAATATGGTTAGACCACAATCAGCTACACAACACGCAATGCCAAACTATGTGGCAGTAGCACCTAGAATGTATAAAGGTGTTATTGAATCTTTAGTTAGAAGAATGATTCCTTTTGCTGATTTGATTCAGATTACACATTTAAAACTACAACAAGTAATATCAAGAGTTGTACCGGATGGTGTATTTATTGATGCCGATGGTTTAAATGAAGTTGATATTGGTACAGGTAATGCATATAATCCTGAAGATGCTTTAAGATTGTATTTTCAAACAGGTTCTGTTATTGGTAGAAGTTACACACAAGAGGGTGATTACAACCAAGGCAAGATGCCTATCAAAGAACTTACATCTAATTCAGGTGCAGCAAAAACACAGATGTTGATTAGTAATTATAATCATTACTTAAATCAAATCAGAACTGTAACAGGATTAAATGAAGCAAGAGATGGAAGTTCACCTGACCCTAATTCATTAGTTGGGTTGCAAAAACTTGCTGCTTTAAATTCTAATGTAGCTACTAGACACATACTAGATGGAAGTCTTTATATATACAGAACTTTAGCTGAAGCCTTAACTTATAGGGTCGCAGACATTTTGGAATATTCAGACTTTAAAGATGAGTTTATAAATCAAATAGGAAAGTACAACGTCTCTATACTTGGAGACATTTCAGATTTGTATATATATGATTTTGGTATTTTTATTGAGTTGTCTCCTGATGAGGAACAAAAACAACAACTAGAAGCTAACATACAAATGGCATTATCTAAGAATGATATTAACTTAGAAGATGCTATAGATATTCGTGAGATTAAAAATCTAAAACTTGCTAACCAACTTTTAAAATTAAAAAGAGTTTCTAAGCAAGATAGAGAGGAAAAGATGCAAATGCAACAACAAGCTATGCAGCAACAATCTCAATTGAAGTCTCAAGAAATGGCTGCACAAGTTGCTATGCAAAAATTGCAAATGGAAACTCAAGCTAAGATGCAATATAGACAAGCTGATATTGCGTTTGAAATTGAAAAACTAAAAGCCGAAGCTGATTTAAAATCTCGATTGATGCAGCAAGAGTTTGAACTTAATTTACAGTTAAGGGCAATGGATGCACAACAACTATCTTCTAGAGAAGATAAAAGAGAGAAAGCAAAATCAGAAAGAATATCTCAACAGAACACAGAACAATCACAGTTAATAAACCAAAGAAAAAATAATCTACCTCCAAAGAACTTTGAATCTAATGAGGATAGTTTAGATGGTTTTGATTTAGCTGAGTTTAACCCAAGATAACTCGTCTAAATGTGTAATAATTTTTGTGTAACTTTGTATAAAATTAAATTCAATATAATATGGAAATAAAAGTAAGAGCAGTTGGTGCGACTGAAGAAAAGTCTGTACAACAAGTGGAACAAGAATTGCTTGACAAACACGAGCAAAAAGTCGAAGGCACAGAGCCGGAACAAAAAGAAACTCCTAAAGTACAAGTACAAGAGGAGACAACTATAAAAGAAGAACCAAAGGCTGAAGAACCAAAGGTTGAAAAAGAAGAAATTAAAACTCAATCCTCAGAGTTAAAAGAGGAAGACGTTCTTAAATTTATCGGTAATAGATACGGTAGAGAGATTAAATCTCTTGACGAATTACAACAACAGAGAGAGGAAGAACCTCTACCTGAAGATGTGTCAAAGTATCTACAATATAAAAAAGAAACAGGTCGTGGATTCGATGACTTTGCTAAAATGCAAAGAAACTATGATGAAATGGATGGCGACCAACTTTTAAGAGAATATCTAACTGCAACTGAAAAAGGTTTAGATGCAGAAGATATTGAAGACTTAATGGAAGACTTTGCTTACGATGAAGACATAGATGATGAAAAGCAAGTAAAGAAAATTAAGTTAAAAAAGAAAAAGACTATTGCTAAAGCAAAAGACTATTTCACTGAACAACAGGAGAAGTATAGAGTTCCTCTTGAGTCGAGAAGGGATTCATCTCCTAGAGAAGATGAGAAAGAGTACGAAGCTTATAGACAATATATAGCTGAAGCGAAGACAGTTCAAGAACAAAATGCTCGAAAGAGTGAAGTGTTCTTAAAGAAAACTGACGATGTGTTTAGTGAGTTCAAAGGTTTTGAGTTTACGATTGAAGACAACAAAGTTTATTTTTCACCCGGTGATGCAGCAGAGTTAAAGAAAACTCAATCAGACCCTACTAACTTTATAAAAAAGTTTTTAGATGAAGATGGTTTAATTAGTGATGCAGCAGGATACCATAAGTCACTAGCGATGGCGATGCATCCTGAAAAGTTTGCGAAGTTTTTTTATGAGCAAGGGAAATCTGCAGCAGCAGATGAAACTATGAAGAAGTTGAAAAATGTAAATATGTCAACTAGAAATGCTCCTGAAGTTACTAAGTCAAACAGTGGGTTGCAAATTAAGTCTTTAAGTCCTGACTCAGGTCGAGGTTTAAAGATTAGGAGTAGAAATAAATAAATGTTTAAAATTTAAAAAGTAAATTATTATGAGTGTACAAGCCGTACCCGGTTTCGACTTACAACCAAGTGCACAGAGAGTGCCGTTGAAGTCAAACTACATAGCTAACTTTGACTTTCTTAATCAGTATCTTCCTGATACTTATGAGAAGGAATTTGAGAGATATGGAAATAGAACAATCTCCTCATTCTTAAGAATGGTAGGAGCAGAAATGCCTTCAAACTCTGACCTTATCAAATGGGCAGAACAAGGTAGATTACATACGAAATATGTTGACTGTACTACTGCAGCAGCTATCAATGACATCGAGTTTACATTAGCAGTAAACGATGCAGGTAACCCTGCTTTCACTGCTAGTAACTCTATCGCTATTAGAGTTGGACAAACTGTAATGGTATCTGATAATGCAGGTGGTGGTTCAGTAAAGTGTATCGTAACTGAAGTAGATTATGCAGCTAAAACTTTCAAAGTTGCAACTTATCCTGATACAGGTATTCCTGTTGCAGGTGCAGGTGCGAAGTTTACTGTTTTCATTTATGGTTCTGAATTTAAAAAAGGAACTGAAGGAATGAAAAATTCTTTAGAAGCTGATGACTTCATCTTTGAAAATTCACCAATTATCATTAAAGATAAGTATGCAGTATCAGGTTCAGATATGGCTCAAATCGGTTGGGTAGAAATTACAACTGAAAACGGAGCAAACGGATACCTATGGTATTTAAAGTCTGAGCACGAAACTAGACTTAGATTCGATGATTACCTAGAAACTGCAATGATTGAAGCAGTTCCTGCTGCAGCAGCAGGTGGTGTTGCTACTCAAACAGTAGCAGGTGCTGAAGATGTAGGTAACAAAGGTTCTGAAGGTATCTTCTACGTTGTAGAAAACAGAGGAAACGTATGGGGTGGTGGTAACCCAACTACTCTAGCTGAGTGGGATACTGTTATTTCAAGACTTGACAAGCAAGGTGCGATTGAAGAAAACGTAGTTTTTGTTGATAGAGATTTCTCTTTTGACATTGACGATATGTTGGCTAAACAATCAAGCAATGCAGCAGGTGGTGTTTCTTACGGTCTATTTGACAACGAAAGAGAAATGGCATTGAACTTAGGATTTACAGGATTTAGGAGAGGTTACGACTTCTATAAGTCTGATTGGAAATACTTAAACGACCCAACAATGAGAGGTGGATTACCTACAGGTGCAGGGTCAGGTAGAGTTAACGGACTTTTAGTTCCTGCAGGTTCTACATCAGTATATGACCAAATCTTAGGTAAAAACGCTAAGAGACCTTTCTTACACGTTAGATACCGTGCTTCTGAAACAGAAGATAGAAGATATAAAACTTGGATTACAGGTTCTGCAGGTGGAGCAGAAACTTCTAGCTTAGATGCTATGGAGGTTCACTTCTTATCTGAAAGAGCAGTATGTACTTTAGGTGCTAATAACTTCTTCTTGTTCCAAGAGTAAGATGACTATATTGGGGGAGTGTCTTCAAAGACACTCCTCCTTTTTTTAACTTTAATTAAATTATAAATAAAATGGCGAAAGCAAAAACAACTCAGTTTGTATCTAAGAGTTACAAATTGACAAGAGGAGTAGCACCTCTTTCCTTTATGCTACCTGTGAGACACACAAAAAGATTTTCACTATTACACTTTGATGAGAAAACCGGAACTAACCGAGAGTTACGTTACGCAAGAAACCAAAAATCTTGTTTTGTAGATGAGCAAGATAAAAATGCGTTACTTGAACCAATCATCTTTGAAGATGGTTTCTTATATGTTCCAAAAGAAAATCAAGTATTGCAAGAGTTTTTACACTATCATCCTTTAAACGGTAAAAAGTTTGTTGAGGTAGATAAAGCTAAAGATGCAGCAGAAGAAGTACAAGACCTTATGGTTGAAGCTGATGCATTGGTAGAAGCTAAAAAGCTAACTCTTGACCAACTTGAAAATGTATGTAGAGTATTGTTTGGTAAAGATGTATCAAATATGTCTACTGCAGAACTTAAAAGAGATGTATTAGTGTACGCTAGAAATAATCCTCAAGATTTCTTAGAAGTTATTAATGACCCTGAACTAAAACTAATGGGTACTATTCAAAGATTCTTTGAAAACGGATTATTAAAAACTAGAAAGAGTGGGAAAGAAGTTTGGTATAATACACCAACTAATAAAACCAAAATGCTTAATGTACCATTCGGTGCTGAACCTTTAGATATGGTTGCACAATTCCTACAAGATGATGATGGTATTGAGGTTTTAAAACACTTAGAAACACTATTAGATTAATTCTTATCTTTGTACTTTAATAACCATAAATTTTTTGCCTTATGAGTAATATGAAAAAGTATTTAGAGATTCCTATGGTAGATGCTTCAGGACAAAAGCCTGAACCTGCTCCATCAAAACTAATGTGCATTGATACTTGGATGTATCTAGAGTACGATGCAACTTCACCTACAGAAAAATTATATGTACACCTTACAGGAGGTACACATAGACTTGTAATTGAAGGTGCTAAGTTTGATGCAGAACAGGGAGTAATTGATTTATTTGAAAAAGCAATGGTCGAGCACTATACAGAGCCTTGGGTTGATGTATCAAAACCATTAATCATACCTGTTAAGATGTTAGCAGCAGGTACATATATTGATTCAATTTCAATGCAACTTCTACCATAAACTAGAATTAAACTAACCATAATTAAGAGACTCCTTCAAAAATGAAGGGGTCTTTTTTTTTCATTATCTTTGTATAAAAGAATTACAGATGATAAATTCAGTTAGACAAACAGTGATGTCCGTACTGAATAAGAATAATTACGGATACATATCCCCATCTGACTTTAACTTATTTGCTAAACAAGCACAGTTAGATTTATTTGAAAATTATTTTTATTCGTACAACTATCAACTTGTAAAAGAAAATGCGAGACAGTCGGGTACTGAGTATGCTGATATAAGTAAGGGATTAGAGGAAGTAATAAATACGTTTTCAGAAACTAAATTTTTATTTCATCAATATAATAATAGGTTTTTTACACCAAGTATAACAACCACTCAAGATGATTATTATTTACTTAATAAAGTATTGGTGCATACTAAGCAATTAGCTAGTGGTAATAACACTGCTTTACAAATAGCAAGTTTAATAGATAACACTGCAACATTTATTGCAGATGGTGTACAGGTTGGTGATATAGTAGTGAACTTATCATCTAACCCACCTGCAGTTGGATATGTAGGTGAGGTTGTTAGTGACACTGAACTTGGATTAGTTGACTATAATGGAAATCCATTTGATACTTTTATAAATCCAATGATGCAGTATTTGGTTTATGCTCAAAATCCTGTTAAGGAAGCAGAGAAGGTAA